ATCAGTCCCCAAGCACTATCATCGATTACCAAAGTGAATGAGCCACCTGTGTAATTGATGTTTGTGACTGTCAGTGTAATGGGTGTTGGTGTTGGAGTGTAATCGCCAATAGTGAATGTCAAACCATTCCTGGTGTCAATCACATTGGTCAAAACTCTGCGAATGATTTGGGCATCGATGGTGGCACCAGTTAATGGCAAAATACCAGCATCGTTGGTCATAAAAAGATTCCAGAATGCTTTCTGTTCCCAGACCAATTCTCCAGACAAAATCGGATTGTCAAACCCAGATACTTGGGTCAATGAATTTTTGTTGAAAACTGCTATGATGCTACCCTCGATTTCTGCTCAAATGCATATCCATCTTTTGGTGGATAAAATTTATCTTTTATAAATCTACCTCTGCATTTTCTTTCAATGGTAGTTGTGCTTGTATTATGGACTTTTGCTGCCTCTTTGGCAGCTGGAAATCTACCCAATGGAGTAATCCACCAACCTTTAAAACATGGTGCAGATTCCCCAAATTTACCATAATTTGGATTATCTTTACCCATCATTGTATTGTTTCTATAACCGCCCATTGATTTATTCCATCCAATATTTCTGAATGGTCTAATTTTTTGTTCTAAAAAATAGCAATAATAAATTTCAGCAATCAAAATTGTCTGAACAACAATTTTGTCCCAGATTTCTTTGAATCTATGTTTATGGGATTTTAGCCTTTTGGCCAAATTGGTTGTTGCGCCAATATAGCCTTGTGTGAGCATATCATCATGCTCTGGTAATTTTATCCAATATAGGACTGCCATTACATTCCCTTACTAGGTAGTGACGCTGCCAATGTACTCACTGGCCCCGAATGTTTTGTATTATTTTTTGTTGATTCTAATGACTATTTTATCAACAATCAACTGCTCCAGCCATTTCTGGCAATGCTTTTAATGCAGTATATGCTTGAGGCACAATATTTTGAATCATATCTGGTGAAAACACCAAATTAAATGTTACCAATGGTTTTTGATTGGCCTCTCGATTGGCTTGAGCAAAATAGACTTGAGCCGTTGCAGTTGCCGTTGGAATTGTCACACTTGGCACAACTGGTGGAAATTTTGTATAGTTTATATTGCCAATCACAATATAAGCATTTGGGCAGACCACGCCTTGATCTGTGGTGTAATTTTTAGTAATTGCCATGATTTTCCTCAAGTGTAATAGGGTATGTAATAAGTGCCACCAGAATAACTGACTTGAATCAATCCAGCCAATGTGTGGCTGCCAACTGGAACAAATCCAACAACTGAAATTCCATTCCAGTTTTGAACATTTAAATTGTTGACCAATGTTGCATCTGTAGTGGTCATTGGTCCACCATGAAGTGCCAATGTTGTTGTGCCAAATGTTTGGACATTAATACCAACTCCAGCAGTGCTAGAAACATCAAGTGCAACACCATATACTGATCCTACACTTGCGCCAATCCCCGATCCGTTTGCTAATGCAGAAAGCCCACCTCCTGTACTTCCTGAATAATTATAAAAATTACCAGCATAAGAATTTGGATTTGAACTTTCACCATAAACACCATATGATAGTGTTGCAGTGCCTTGATCAAATCCATAAACAGCAGCTCCATTGTAGGAATTGGTTGTTGCATATACTCCAAATGATTGGCTCAATGATAAATTTGCCACAATAGCTGCATATGCACCACTACCTGTTGATGTTGCACCATCAAATCTTGCAATACCTCGGCCATATATACTGTTCAAATACATATTACCAGTGGATTTTTGAATGTAATATCCAGTTGTACCCAATGGACTAAATGGACCAGTTGTGGGTGGTGTACCACCATTCCAATTGTCTGATTCAATGTCTTGAAATACTGATGCAGCAACTGGTCCAGTCCATGCAGTTTTACCTGATGGCACGCCATTTACTGTGACTGAATTTGCATTATATTGACCCATAATGTACCAAACCACATTCCCAACTGTGGCCGTTGGTGCAGTCAATGACCAGCCTGTTGGTGCATTTGGCCCAGTTGTTGGAGTGGTAAAAGATGGTGGAGTTGATGCCGTTTGAGTTACCAATTGATAAGCAGTCAAAGCAGTCAAACCCATCAATCCTGGTGTTCCGCTGCCTGAAAACCCACTATATCCTGACGCTCCGCTATACCCCGACACACCTGACATTCCAACTGGTGCCCAAACAAATCCAGCACTGATTGGGCTAAGTGTTGATAAGCTGGTCCCGCTGCCAACTGTGTATGCAAAATAATAAGTACCAACTGGCAAAACCACATCCACAAACGTATAGTATGAATTGTTTGGAACTGGCAAACTGTTTGCAGTTTGTACATTGGCCCAAACTTTCCAATCTGATCCAGATGGTGTGGCCACTGTTGTATAGTACAAAGTGCCGTTTGTCACTCGACCAGTTACTGGCACAAACACTTGCACGTTGAAATATGGAATATTTGCCGTTTCAAAATGAGCCGTCACTGTTGGTGCAGCCAATGAACTGAAAAACGTTGGTGCAGCCAATCCACTGTGACTGGTTGGTGTGTATGCAGTAATGCTTGATGTTGCATATACATTTGGATCGTATTGCATCATTTGGAATGATGCCCCAAGTGATCCATCAGGCAGCGATACTTCCTTGACTTGCATCACTCTGAATTGCTGATTTGACCAGCCATAGTAACTGTTGGTCACTGTTACCACATCACCAGCATTGACTTGAATGCCAGTGTAATTGGTGGAAAAACTGACAATCAAATCCAATCTGTTTTGCTCGAGCACTCGATTTGCCAAATATTGAGCCGTGACGCTGCTATTGATCAAATCATATGAAATGGTGAATTTGTTGACTGGCTCATTTGGCAGCAGCAATCCTGATGGAGTTTGCAAATTCACATAACCTGGTTGATCTCGATTGCCCGAATCAATGAATCTGGCCTCGATCTGGTTGACCATTTGAGTGATGTCCAGCTCACTGACTGTGATGTCTGAAATGATATTTGAATCATCAAATGAAAATGTGGGGGAAATGGCTTTGTTAACCACTACTGTCCAAAGTCCTGTGGCCACTTGGTAAGACTGCCATGAATCGCAGCAATTCATCATCAAATCAATATTTGACAATGCAGTCTGGCCAGTGTCCAAAACACCATTGAATCTGTATCTTGCAATCGATGCTGATCCTCCACCAGCTGGTGTGTAGGTGATCAGCTCATCAGAATATGAATTCAATGCAGTGGCTGATGCAGAGCTGACAAATTCACTTGGAACTGCTGCACCATAAACTGTGTTGGTCATGTAGTCATACCAAACGTCACCAGGCTTGGCACATCCAGTGCCATTTAAATAATGGCTTACATGGAATGTGACTGGCTGCAGCGCAGTTGTTCCAAGTGAATTTGCGTTATAAACCAGCTGCACAATGGCAAATGCAGTGCCGTTCATTTGTCGGCCACTACTGACCCATTCCTGACCTGATGGAATGCCATTGGCCGTACTTATCACTGCTGATGGCTGGTTTGATGTGTTGATAGGTGTAATCGTGCCAGTTTGTGATGATGTATACAAACTAATGTACAAATGACCGCTGATCGATGTATCCACATTGCCAGCTTGGTCTGTCAAACTCACCACTTTGGTTTGATCAGTGCTATCAAATGCAATGATCTGATCTTGATAATAAAAATTGCTGGTGTCAAATGAAAATTGGCCATTTGGGCTTATGCAGCTGATCACCATCACATAATACATTGACGTTTGATCGGTAGTCAGTACCGCATCACAAAATCGGCCACCAGTGTATGCATCACCATATACCAATGGAATGCCAGCCGTTGGATCAGGTGGCACTTGCTGCCTAATGTTATTTTGCTGGGATTGTGGAATATTGGGGGCAAAAAGCCTTGATGCAACAATAGACACTGCAAACGTGACCGCCATTTGCATGGCCCCAGCATATGTCAAAAACTCCAATTCATATGCACCAGTGACAATCGCTGCTGCAGTGAAGATAAAACTCAGTAATGACATTTTTAAACCTTAATTGTTTTGAGTTGATCCAAATGTCACCAATGGCACTGGATTGCTCGATGTCGATCCAATCACTTTGGATATACTGCCAACTGTTGGCTGAGTGCCAAAATTGAAGTAAGTGGATGCAATGACTGGCACTCGATCCATGCTTGAATCATTTGGATATAAAAACCTCCAATTGGATGGATTGGTTTTAATTCCAGCAATCCTTGAGTCCAACACCAATCGCATCGATGCTGATGAAATCACGCACGTTGCCACTCGAGTCCTGGCTCTTTGATCAAATTTCTCTGAGATGGCAATGTTGTTGATAATGCCTTGGTATCTTTGGAAAAACTGCTGCACACCACCAATGGTTTGAATTTGATTGTTTGAATCAAGAAATCCACGCCAGACAATGATTTGGCTGCCTTTCATATTGGCTGCCAATACTGCTGCAATGATGTCTGGATTAAGGCCAGTGACTGTCAATTTCAAATCAACACTGGTTGATTTCATGTCCTGTTGAATTTCACTCAATCCAACATATGCTCCCATGCCTTGAAACAAAATCCCATTGATGGTCACATTTGACGCTGCATTGCAAAATGTATAAACCGCAGTGGGTGAACCAATGGTGCCAATGTTGATTTGAATAAATTCAGCGTATCTGATTGAACTTGAATTGAGTGCTGCAATGGCAGTGGACATTTTTTCCCCTTATGATGCAGTGATGTATTCTCTAAATACAAATGGACTTGACCACTCGACCCATGCACCATTGGTCATTGGATTCAATGTGTATGTGGGCAATTGTTCAGCCACCACATAAAAGCTGCAATTGTTGCCAAGCAATACTGGTGCAGTTGATGCTGGTGCGCCAATCAATGGCCGATTGATATTGATCACCGATCCAGATGAATCAGCGGTCACTTTGTATACAAACCCATTGATCGAGATAAAGTCACCAGCCAACAATGTGCCATTTGAATTGATGTTAATGGTTTGACTGTTTGGTGTGGGTGTTCCATTCAAACTGGCCGTTGTGGCCGTTCCACGCATTGCAGTAAACCAGCTCAAATTGGCCGATTGAAACGTGATGTAATCTGGCAGCTGACGATCCAAATTGTCGATGGCTTGGATCACATTTCTGACCTGTGGATAATACAAAAAATTGTGTGGAGTAATGGTAAACACCCATGGCACTGTGGTCAGGTATTGGGCCACTGTCATTTGACCTGATCGAGAAACCTGTTGACCAACAGTGCGTCTGTTGTTTACATTCATTTTTTGTTGAATTTCAACAATGTTTTGAAAGCCAGCCATTATGTTCGGCTCCTAGTTGTTGCAATGTTTTTGGTTGCATATTGATTGGCTGCCCAAATCGCACCAGAGCTGCCATATATCCTGTCTTCAAATGATTTGGTGTCAATGGCTTGGATGTTGTAATTGGTGACGTTTTGGACTGTTTGACCGCCCATACCGCCCAGCTGATTGTTCGGTATCACTGTGGAATTGCCTCGAGGCACAATCACCTCTGGGCCATTTTCACCAACAATGGATGGTTGGCCAGCATCGAGTGGACCACCTGTGGCATTTGAAACCATGATGGGTGTGGCCGTTTCCACTGGAGCTGGTCCAGTTGACCCACCAAAAATACCCCCACCAAATCCACTAAACATATTGCTAAACAATTGAGTGGCCTGTGCCTTGATTTGAATTGCAATCAAGTCAGCAATAATGCTTTTTGCTAAATCAGAAAAATTCAATTTCCCTGTTTTTACAAAAGTTTCCAATGCTGAAGACATTTGATCAACAACAGTGGTAAATGATTTTTTCCCAACATCGGCCATGGTTTCAGCATTTTCTTTGTATTGTGCAAATGCCTCATTCCATCCAGTTTCAAATTTTGTCCTGGCCTCTTGATTGGCTGCCACCACTTTTTGTGTTTGTTGCACATAATAATCTGTGGAAACCTGAACCAGTGTTTTTTGTCTTTCCAGCTCTGCTTGAAGTGCGCCAGCACCAGGCCGTCTTTTATCGATTTGACTCATCTTTTGATCGATGGCATCCAATTCTTTTTGTTGATTGTTCAAAACTGCATTAACTGCATTTTGCATTTCAACTTCATTTTTGGTGAGCATTTTGTCTTTTTCTTTTTGGCTCAACATTTCCAAATTTAATTGTTCTCGATTTTGATAGGCAGCAAATAATTCTTTTTCTGCTAATAATTGTTTTGAATAAGATTCAATAACTGGTCTGTTTATATCTTCTTTTTTAGGTTTTTCTTTTTCTTCTGTTTTAGGTGGGTTTAAGATATTTGACTCAAAAGTGGCAATGTTTTTTGCCATTTCCTCGACTTCTTTTTCATATCTTTTATTGTCTGCAATTGCAGCGTCAATGCCTTGGGTGAATAGAATTTTTGCATTTTCAAATGTATGCTGAATTTCCATTCCAATGGCTTTAAATGTGTTTAAAACCCTTTCACCCAAAATAGTGACTGTTTCCATGCCAATGCGTAAAGCCTCAAAAAACACATGACTTACACCATTGCTTTTGGTCATTTCATTATAAAAAGCCAACAAACTGGGTATCACTGCATTGGTGAAATTCAACGACATCTCTTTGCCAGCTGCAGTTAATTTCAAACTTAATTCATGTGCTTTTTCAACTGATGCAGCATATTCATCCATTGATCCTTTGCCTTCTTGGATAGATTTGGCCAATCCAGCCAAATCCACGCCTCGAATTGATCGACCCAATGTTTCAAAAGCCAATCCATTTCTTTCGGCTGCATCTTTCATATTGCCAAGAGAATTGATAACTTTTTCAAACAAATCTTGCTCAGACAAATGCCTCAAGTCATTTAATGTGACTCCAAGTTTTGCAAATGATTCTTGGGCTTTGGCATTTCCTTGTACTGCAGATTCCATTTTTTGGGTAAAGCCAGAATAAATTCTGCTGGTATCTTCTGCATTTCCACCATTTTCCTCAAGTGCTTTGGACAATTCCAAAACTGATGCAGTGGCCACTTCATTGGCTTTGGCAGTTTCCACAATCCTATCTGAAAACTCCAAAGCTGATTTTGTCATTTCATAAAAACCAGCCACGCTCAATACTTCAGGCAAATATTCTTTTAATTCTTTAAGAGAATTTTTGGCCTCAGCAATTCCTTTTTTGAATTCTGTTGTATCCAGCCCAAGTTGCGCACCTAGTCCAGCAATAATATTGGCCATTATGTTCCCTCAAAAAGAATCGATGGGGCATTTGGAGCCATGGCCATGAAAGCCAAAAGTCTCTGATTTGTTAACTCTTTCCGATCTTCATCGGTCATCGGATAAAGATATTCAAATGCCTTTGGAATTATATCCTCGAGTGTATATGGGGACTTGCCTTTGGGCAACATTTTATTGAATTGACCAGCGGTCAAACTGCCCAAAACCTCCAAAATCCCACGATTTCCAATCAATCCATCTGCATACATAACCGCAATGTCAGTGAATGTGCCCTCGTCAATTGATGCTGGATCGGCCCCATGGGCCGTTAAATAGGCTTTGACTTGCCTTCTGACCGATCCAGTTATTTTCCCTTTGTGGCCGTGTAATTGGGTGAAATGGTAGAGTTAATGTAGTCCAGCAGCTCCAGTTGAACACTGAATGGGAACAATTCTTCAATGTCTGCATATGTGATGGTGTTCATGTCAAAGTCTTTATTCTCTGGCACCAACATTTTAAAAGCCTCAACCAATCTGTTTTCTGTCAAAACTTTGTTTCTAGTGGTTTCCCTAATGGATCGATCTTTGATTAAAACATCGTTTTCAAGATATTTGACTTCAGGATCATTTTCATATTTGGCCCGATTATCAAGAAATTCTTTGGCCATGTCCTGATAGTATTTTTCTGCTTTGTCTTCATCGACCACTTTGGCTCGCTCAAACATGGCCTCAGTTTCAATTGTCAAAGGCACTTTGACTTTAAATGTGTGACCGCCAAATTTGAATGATCTGATTCTGAGTGAGTCTTTTTGCTCCATGAATTTGGAGCCAAATGCGTTTGCCAAGTTTGTCATGTTTTATTTTCCTGTTGTCATGTGTCTTGATTTGTATTTCATCAATGCGTCTTTCAATGAATCCACCAATGAATCTGTCACTCGTTGGGAGTTTGATTCCAAAGCTGGTCGAATGAATGGCATTCCCTCGCCTTTCAGCCATCTGGCAGTGCCAAATTCAATGGCAAAAGCCCTTGCATCACTGATCATGTGCTGCATTACTTTTGTTTTTTTGTTTTTAAATTTTCCGCTTAATAGCTTCTTTTCTGTCCTGGCATTTTTTCCAATATCACCTTTTAATTTTGGATGATCCCAGTCTGGTATGAATTTTTTACCTGGTGCGACTGTCACTCTAGAAATCATCACCATTGTTGGTGTGGAGTAACGTGATCGTTTGTCTCTCGATGTTGGTTTTCTTGCCTCGACTTGCAATGATTCCAACAATTGACCAGTTTCAATGTTGTCATGTGTTAAAAGCAATCCTCTGGCTGCTTGCAGAACTGGCAGCATTGCTTCTCGACAAGCATTTCTCAAAATATTTTTTGCGTCTTTTTCACCAAAATCATCATTGATCTGATCGAGCAAATCCTCGAATTCCTTGAATCCAGACCATTGCATGGTGATGTCTGTTTCCATTTAATTCAATTTTCCAATGATGATTTTCTTGAAAATTAAAGAATTAAGCTGCAGCACATAATCGACCACTTCCTCTGGTGTCATCGAGCTGGCATGGTTTTTTGCAATGTCAAAGGCCAAATTGATGCCTGTGATTTTCTGTTGAGAAAAGCCAAACCAGTCTTTTTTACCAGACTCGGCTTGGCTTACTAGGTATCCCAAAAGATCATTGCTATTTTGTATTATTGTCATTTTGTCGTGTTTTGTTTAAGTGTTGTTGGACCAGCCGTATTGGTTGCCCCTGGGATGCACTGTAAATTTGCACTTTGCCTCGGCATTTGGTGCAGCATCAACTGTGAATTCAGAAACACGACCAGTGAAAGCATAAGCCACTGTGTTTGCGCCTGATGTGGCAGCAATCACAAAAGTGCGATCAATGATGCCTGAATATGCATCAGCTCTGATCAACAAAAGGCCAGCATCAGCTGGATTCCAAGCTGCAGTGATGGTCAATGATGTGGGTTTGGATTGTGTTGGGATGATGTCTGATTGACGAGAACCAGCCACTGCAAATGATGCTGATGCATCATCTTGACCAAATGCTGGAATTGCCTCGACATTGAGCTGCTCACCAGCAGAGCCAGTGCCATTGGCTGCAGTGCCAACAATGTTTGCAACTTCAGCAG